CCCTGGCGCGCCGCAGCAGCAGGGGCATCATGGCCGTGATGTCGGCATGCAGACCCACACCCCATGATAGATCGGCAGGCTGGAGGCCCACCAGGTGCAGGTTCAGCGGGAGCCTGTCGCGGCTGCTCGCCAGGGCGAGCACATCCTGGAAGGCAATCCAAACAAAAGGTCAAAAGCAGAAATTAAAGAGAAAGCCGACAACGAGGTTGTAATAGGTGATTTGGATTTTACACCATCGGAGTCATTGCTGAAAAGGAAAGACGCTTTAAAGATATGGTATAAGAAAATTAAAATGATTGTCGATAGTGGTTACATGCTGTGGACTACCAACGACTCTGATATAATAGAAAATTATTGTATTGCAATTGCCGACAAGAATAAAGCTGAAATTAATAGAAAGGGCAATTTGTCTGATAAGGCAGCGAACAGGGAAATAAATCAGCTTGCCATATTGATTAAGGATTTGCATAAAGCTTTGGGTTTTGATTTTGCATCGAGGTTAAATGCAATTAAAAAGCAGAACAAAAAACCGGAACAGAAACCGGATAAATTTAACAAGGCATTTGGAGGAATATGATGGCACATGTAGAAGGCGAAGGGCTTGAATTGGCAATTGATCCAAAATATAAAGTTATTTGCATTGATGATATGAGATTTTCAAGAGAAATATTTAACTGTTTTAATGATAACGCAGAAGCAGGCACATTGTTCAGGTTTATAAAAAAAGAAGAGGGCTATGTTACCATTGGTACGGTGGCAAGAGAAACCGTCGAAATAGAAAAGAAAGCGTTTTGCTATGCATTTAATGCAGGCCGATTAAAAGATTGGGGCCGGGGTGAAGCGTGGGATAATTACAAGAAAGAAAAATGACATGATTGAAATTAAAAAAGGTGAAAATATTTATACAACGCCTAACCCTGAAGGTGGGCCGGATGATTATGTCTGTGTGAACTGTGACTTCAAAGGAACGGAGCGAGAAGTGTTAAATCATACCTGTAACGTTAAGGAGGCGCAATGGAAACCACTGAAGTAAAATCACATTCTCTCATTCAAAACGAGACACCGCATTGTCAGAAATGTGGTGGCAATGATATAATATACGATTTTATTATTGAAGAGTATCAGTGTATGGATTGTAATAATTATTGGGAATTTAATATGTGTCCTGATTGCCGATATGTTGCCTGTCCTGTGTGCGGAAACAATGAAATATTATTTGCGTTTATTGAAAAAAAATATTTGTGTATTTGTGAACATGATTGGGAGTGATTATGAAATTATTCACATTTGTTGGAAGCGAAGGAAAAATCTCTATGCCGATAGATAAAATAGATGCCATTGAACAGCTTGCAAAACAGACACCGGGGAATAGTCTTGGTTATGGGTGTTTTATATACATAAGAGAAAAAGCGTATGGTTGTGCGGAATCATATAAAAATATTATAGCTAGATACGAGAATTTCGAAACATGATTCTTAAACAAATAAAATCCTACTGCAACGAAATACTCACCGGCAAGATACTTGCCTGCCAGAAACATAAATGGTCCTGTCAGAGATTCCTCAATGATTTAAAACGTTCTGAGAATGATGATTTTCCTTATAAGTTTGTTGAAGAAAAGGCAGAACGGTTTTTTATATGGATGGAAATGTTTGACCACACCAAAGGACCACTTGCCGGTACTCCTAAAATACCCGAACCGATAGAGAAATTTATATTCGGGCAGATATATGGATGGGTTGATAAGACCACCGGACACCGGAGGTTTCGTTTAGCCTATTATCAGGTAGCCAGGAAAAATGGTAAATCACAGGATCTGGCTATAGTGGGTACTTATGAAATGTCATGCATGGAAGAATCGTGTGCTGAAATATTAGTTGCAGCTACCAAAAGAGAACAGACAAAGTACGTATGGGAAGAGGCAGATATAATAATCAGGCGTTGTAACCACCTGGATCCACCGATAAAAGACCGGTTTAAAACCTCTTATGGGGTGATCCGGCATATAAAATCGGATAGTACCTTCTCTAGAATGAGCGAAGAGGACCGGAAAAAGGGAGACGGCAGTAATCCGCAGTGTGGAATTATAGATGAATATCATGCACATGAGACTGATGAATACTATAATGTACTCACATCCGGTATGAAAACCCGCACACAACCGCTATTGATAATAATAACAACCGCTGGTTTTGATTTAAATCACCCATGTTACCGAGATGAATATGATTATATATCTAAAATCCTGAATCCTGATAATCCTATAGAGAATGATCGATATTTTGCTTTAGTCTGTGAATTGGATAAGGATGATGAAGGAGAATTGATTGATGATATTAAAGATGAGCGTAATTGGATAAAAGCAAATCCTATCACTGTAAAGACACCGGAGGGGATAGCATCTATTAGAGCAGAACTTTTAGTAGCACTGGATAAGCCAGAAAAAATGCGGGACTTCCTCACTAAAACTATGAACATCTGGGTGAATATGAAGGAATCAGGGTACATGAATATGGCAAAATGGGGTGTCTGTAAGGGGGAATTGCCTGATTTAAAAGATCAACCCTGCTGGATAGGATTTGATTTATCGGCTAAAATCGACTTAACCAGTGTCGGTTTTGAGTTTTTTCTGGATGGAATCTACTATGTTTACAGTCATTCGTTCATGCCGGAAGAGACTTTGCGGGCAAAAATGACTACAGACAGAGTTCCCTATGATCGGTGGATACGTGAGGGATGGATAACAACCACTCCTGGTGCCGTAGTTGATTATCGAATGGTAAAAGATTATGCACTTAAAAAAGCGGAAGAATGCGGATGGTATATAAATGAATTTTGCGTAGACTCATGGGGTGCATTACAGATCGGTAACGATTTAAAGGATGCGGGGTATGAAGTGGTTGAAATCGTTCAGGGGATCAAGACTTTATCAGAACCGACTAAGGATTTCAGGGATATGATATACAGCGGAAAGGTAGTACATGACGGCAACCCGGTACTATCCTGGGCTATCGGTAATGCAATAGCGGATAAAATTGACAGAAACGAGAATCTTATATTGAATAAAAAGAAATCAAAAGAGCGCATTGACCCGGTAGCAGCTATTATAAATGCCCATGTACGGGCAATGAACAATACAAACGAAGGCACCGGAAGGGTGGTTTTTGTATGATAAAGAAACTTGTGTTAGACAAGGAGCGTGGAAATACACTTGCAATTCGTAATAAGATAAACGAGATTATAGGTATTGTTAATACTATTCCTGTGCAGCCAGCAAGGTGTGATATGGATTTTCGTGCGCGTCAATCAGGGTATGTGCCATGCCGCTATCGTGAAAAGGGTGTCGAGATTTGCAGTAACAATTCTGACTGCCCGTTTAAAGGGGAAATAATATGACATTTAACAAAGAATATTACCAGCGTTCAGTGATAAACCAGAAAAAAGGTGGTCGAAAAGTAGGCAAAATTTGCCCCAAATGCGGAAATGAGTGGAAAGGGTACCCAAATGAACGATGTCCTGAATGTAAAAAGAAAATTGTATAAACTTTATGAAAGGAGCTTTAAATGTCTTATAAATTTAAATTTGGTGATGAAGTAACTGATAAAATTACCGGATTTGTCGGTATTGTCACAGGTGCTGTATCTTATATGACAGGTTGTGACCAAATGCTTGTACAGCCCACTATAAAGGAAGATGGTTCTTATAAAGAAGCCCTGTGGTTTGATGATGGCAGGCTTAAGAAGTTGAGAAAAAAAATTACGAAGAAAAGTATTGAAAGTAAAACTGGTAATGGTGCTTGTGGAATTGCTCCTGTAAAATAGTGCCCAAAATAAACATTACTCATGGGTTAGGCAATTATGTCTAGCCTTTTTTTATTTAACTATAGACTTTTCAATGTAAATATTGTATTATTAAGTAATATATATAGTAGGTATTAAATATCTACCCCGGACACTTTGAATTGATCCTTCAGAGTGTAATAAAAAGCCGCAGTTACGTGCGTAACCATGTAATTACGGCTTTTTTTATTTCCGGTCGTAAAACTTATGAAAATATCAAAAAAGCAGATTGCAAAAATATTCAAAGCAATTCTAACCGATGTAGTGTTTTTGGTCGGTTTATCCGGTGTTGCTTATGGATTGTGGCAGATTTACAGCCCATTATCATACATTTTCCTTGGTTTTTTCATAATTTACGCTGTTTTACCCTCAAAAAAGGCAAAAAAGGGGCAATAATTGGGTTTTTTAACCAATTTACTCGTCGAAAAACGCGCTATTAATCCATTTTATGTGATGGGCGGTGACCCCTGGTCCTTCATAGACTTTCCTCAAAAGACAAAAAGCGGTGCTGAAGTAAGCGAAATGTCATCACTCGGAGTGACAGCAGTATGGGCTTGCATCAAAATTTTAGCTAATTCAATGGCAAGTTTGCCTCTAATTACGTATAAAAGACTCGATCCGAAGGGTAAAAAGAGGGCTTTTGACCATTATTTATACGATTTATTGCATTTACGGCCCAATCCATTGCAATCTTCGTATGAATTTCGGCATTTATTGTCGGTACATCAAAATTTATGGGGTGCGGGGCTTGCCGAAATCCAATATAAGAAGGGAATACCTGCTGCACTATGGCCTATACCTCCCTGGCTTGTAAAAGTTAAAGTAAATGAGAAATCGAATGCATTATTTTATGAAATAAAAATTAAGGGTGGTAAAAAAATACTTCCATCATATCAAGTGCTCTGCTTTCCTTCAATGATGACATCTTCCTTTGAATGGTTATCACCTATTGCCGTGCATCGTGAAACAATTGGATTATCCCTGGCAATGACAGAATTTGGGGCACTTACATTCGGGCAAGGTACTAATCCGAGTGGAATATTGATGCATCCTGGCAGGCTTAAAGAGCAATCCGAGAAAGATATAAGGGCAAAGTTCAAAGATGCCTATGAGGGGCTATCCAGATCACACCGATTAATGATTTTAGAAGAGGCAATGAAATATGAGCGCATAGGATTACCACCTGAAGATGCACAATATGTTGAATCAAGGAAATTCACCAATCAGGATATAGCTAGAATCTACAACGTGCCTCTACATCTATTGCAGGACCATGAGAAATCCACTTCCTGGGGGACCGGTATAGAAGAGATGAACATGGGATATGTAATGTTTACCATGCGTCCTATGCTGGTACAATGGGAACAGGAGTTCCAAATAAAGCTATTTGATGAGAAAGAGCCTTATTTCTGTGAATTCCTTATTGAAGGATTGCTCAGAGGCAAGCAATCAGAACGTTATAAGGCCTACGCAATAGGAAGACAATGGGGATGGTTAAGCGCAGATGATATTCGCATGATAGAAAACATGAATCCCCTTCCTGATGAGCAGGGTGAGATGTATTTAGTGCCTATGAATATGGTTGACGCAAAAAATGCAGGTAAAGGAATCGAAGATAATAATGGAACCGGTTCAACAGAGGAGCCAGTATGAAAATAACCTATAGTTTGTTTGAGTGTGAAGGAATTGAGTTGCGAAGCGATGAAGAAAGCGGGAAAAAGACGCTTAAAGGATATGCAGCCAAATTTGAGAAACTATCTCAACCACTTTACGGATTTAAAGAGAAAGTCCGGCGGGGGGCGTTCTCTCAATCATTAAAAGATGGTAATATTCGTGCTCTTTGGAATCATAATACTGATTCTGTACTTGGAAGTACCAAGAACGGGACTTTACGACTCATTGAAGATGATATAGGGCTTAAATTTGAGATTGATTTACCTGATACTCAAGTAGGTAGAGATGCCGGGGTGTCTGTTTCTAGGGGTGATGTTGATGGAATGTCATTTTCTTTTGAGGTAAGAAAGCAGGAATGGGATGAAAAAGATGATAAAAATGTAATCCGTACCCTGATTGAAGTCGATTTAAAGGAAATTTCACCTACTGCATTTCCCGCATATCCACAAACGAAGGTTACCGCCCGTTCTGTAAAGGAAGATTATAAGGAGCATTCAGAAGCCCGGAAAGCAGAAGAAGAAAAAGAAAAACAGCGGCAAAGGGATATAAATGAGCTTGAATTAAGAAAATCAATCACAACTCTTAAAGAAAAGGAGTGTATATGAAAAATATACAAAAGTTAAAAGAAGCCCGCGACAAAGTTATTAAAGAAATGCGGATAATTACCGGTGAGGCTGAAAAACGCGATGACAGAAAGATGACGGAGGATGAGGGTAAGCGTTGGACAGAACTCAATGCCAAAGTTGATGAAATGAAAGCTGAGATTGACAGAGAAATTCGGATGCAGGCACTTGACGCTGAAGGGACAGATGATCCACCCTCAACACCGGGATCGAAAAAGGATGAACGGCGTAATATTCCGCTTGGTGAAGATTTGAAGGCTGTTGTTGATAAGCGTGGAGAAAGTCGTGTCATTACCGGTATGAGTGAGCTTGTCCCTGCTGATGGTGGGTTTTTTGTAAATACAGACCAGGCAGCAGAACTTATAACGACCACTTTTACTATGGCAAGCCTTGCTCCTAAATGTAAAAAGATAACTATCAGCGCTAATTCAAACGCGGTAACATTTAATGCTATTGCCGAGACTTCCAGAGTAACCGGAAACCGGTTTGGTGGTCTTAATGGATTCTGGCTTGAGGAAGGTGGAACCAAAGCAGCTACACAACCTGTTTTCAGGCAGATAGAGCTTAAATTAAAAAAGCTTGCTGCTATTTGTTATCTGACCGATGAGCTTATTCAGGATGCGGCGGCACTTCAAAGCATGGTTCAGTCTATGTTCCCTGAAGAGTTTGCATGGTTAATTGACGATGCGATTTATAGAGGTGCAGGTGGAGGACAGCCGATTGGCATTTTAGGCCATGCTTCTGCGGTTAATGTCGCTATTCAACCGGGACAGACATTGGCAAACGGTGCTGTTGTCTATGAAAATATTGTGGATATGTTTACCCGTATGGCACCACGTTCAATGCCGACCGCTGAATGGTATATTAATCAGACTTGTTTACCGTGGCTCTATACAATGGCACTTGCTGTTGGTTTTGGTGGAGTTCCTGTTTATATGCCTGCGAATGGAGCAAGTAGCGCACCTTATGGGACGCTCATGGGTAAACCAGTAAATGTAATTGAACATGCTTCAGCGCTTGGAACAGTTGGAGACATTGCATTTCTTGATGTTTCCCAATACCTGCTTGCACAAAAAGGTGGAATTGATCAGGCGAGTTCAATTCATGTGCGATTCCTTAACGATGAAACTGTTTTGCGTTTTGTACAGAGAATAGATGGACAGCCGTTATGGAATGCACCCATTACACCTGCTGATGCTTCAGCAAACACTTTTAGCCCGTTTGTATTTCTTGCGGTGAGGGTATAATTAGTAATTAATCACTTTTATATAAGGAGAAAAGCTATGGATGGAAACATTTTAACTGAAAACATGAACGTAGTACATGCTCTGACTCCGCTTTTGAGGGCAATGAATGTTTCAACAGATGTTATAAACATTTCGTTACAACATTGTGCTACATTTATTATCCAGAAGGGAGCCGGGGCCGTAGGAACTGCTACTGTAACGGTTGAGGCTTGTGATACTGTCGTCCTGCCAATACAACCGCGATACCTTTTCAGTACCGTAGAATGATTGGCGGTACAAATACATGGGGAGCGCTTACCGTTGCAACGGCTGTTGGATTTGCTACAATTGCCAATGCAGATGATGAGTATGAAATTTCGGTTGATTCGGCAGAAGTAACGGCGGCGATTGTGAATGGTGCGCGGGGAAATCAATATGTGCGCGTTACACTGACACAGATTGATGCAACTGCGTGTAATGTTGGCATTATTTGTATCCTTCCGAGACAGAGATACAAACAACAGGTTCCTATTTCAGCAATCGTATAAAAAAGGAGAAAAAAAATTATGCCAAGTTTAAATATTTTGAAGGCTGCAAGCCAAACCCATTATGGCATTCCGCTTCCGCGCCCCACGGCGGTATTTACCGGCATTAGCAATACACCGATATATAATGTTGTTGGTGGGAGGGTTGCTATTAAAAATATCGTTGGAAGGGTAGAAGTTGCAGCTTCCGGTGCTACAAATATTAGTTTGCAATCTAATCCAACGGTAGCAGGGTATACCACAAGTGCACTATGCGGTGTTTTGGCGGCAGCAGGGCTTGAAATCGGTACGTTACTTACAATTGATGGTACTATTGCAACTGCTATGTTTGGAGTTAATGCAGGTGCAGCGCAGGGACAGAATAGAGATTCAATAGTTCCTGTAGGGCAGATTGAATTTGTATTATCAGGTGCGCAGACAATATCTGTAAGCTGGCTAGTCTATTATGTACCAGTTGATGTAGGAGCGTATTTGACGGTTGTATAGTTTTATTCAAGGAAGGTTCAGAAATGGACCTTCCCCTTACTTTGAAAATAATCTAAATATTTTATATATAGACAGGAGTTAATATTATGCCTCCACACGGAACACTTAGGGCAATGAATCAAAACATTGATTATAATACGGACTATCCGACAGATGCAGGCCGGGTAATCACGAATAATATGGGAGCCATTCACATGGGCCATACATTTTCATCACACATGGCTACTGATGCACTTGTTTACGGTACTCCCTGGGATGTTTTAATACAAACACCTGCCGATAGATACATGCATTTAAAATTTATAAATGCGTGGCTAGACGAAGGAAGGGGTTGTATTCAGATTTGGGAAGATATTGAATCTTATACGGGTGGATGGATTGTTGATATGCACAATAGGCGTAGACCATCTATAATATCCACTAGCACCACAGCCGCGCCCACCACCACGACCGGAACGACCACGACCGGAACGACCACAACTGGAACAACAACGACAGGGACTACGACTACTGGAGCACCTACGACAACTAGCACCACCGAGGAACCGCATTTGTATAGTATTGATGCCGAAGCTGATTTAAGACTTACATGGACCGACAAAGAAAGGTTTATTTATACTCCTACAGAAGCTGGGATTTTACCCACCTATCCTGGTACTACCAATGTCATTATAAGAGAAGGTGGTATCGCTGTTCTTGGAACTGCTATTGAACTTGATGCATATAGATTTACAAATGTTATTAGAATAACCGCCGATGAATGGATGGATCACGAGTGGATATTTAAGAAGGATAAATTATACTTAATTCGTTTTTGGAGAGTATTACCTGTAGTGACAACTACTTCTACAACCGGAACAACGGTAGCGCCGACTACGACAGCAGGACCACAGCAGACAACTACACCGGTTCCCACTACGACTAGCACCACACCGGTTCCTACAACGACTAGTACTACAACCGAGGCACCCACTACGTCAACTACAACAACAGCGCCGACTACAACCAGTACCACGACTGAGGTTCCTACAACGTCAAGTACTACGACTGAAGCGCCTACGACCACATCAACTACACCAGAACCATAATAAAGGAGGTTTATGTTAAACTTTAAAATTAAAAAAGAGTTTGTTGACAATGAGTTAATAAACAATCCTGGCAAACCAGAACCAGGTAAACCAGAAAAGATTAGGAAGAGATATAATGTTGGTGATACTATAGAATTCAATTGTGATTCTGATGGTCATGGTCCCGATAGAACAAAAATAGATAGATTGATAGTATTCGGGATCATTGATAGAACTCCCCAAAAGAAACGTGGACGCAAGCCTAAAGTAGAAAGGGCTGTTGTTTTATGAAATGGACCATCGGTATGCCGTGTTATAACAACTATACGGAAGTGTGGTTTACCGTACAATCCTTACGTATACATCATGATATGAAAGACAAAGAGATCCTTCTAATAGATAATTATGGAGATGAGGCTTTGTCCAAATGGGTTAAAAATAACGGAAAAGGTGTGGTCCGATATATAAGAGATACTGAAATTCAGGGTGTTTCTCATGCGAAAAACCGAGTATTTGCAGAGGCAAAAGGGGAGTTTGTTCTCTGTATGGATAGTCATATTCTTATGAAAACCGGTGCGTTGGATGTTGAACTTGAAGGTGATAATTTTTATCAAGGTCCGTTAATGTATTCATCCTGCATAAAGTATTCAACATCATGGCTTAATCAATGGCGTAAGAATATGTGGGGGATATGGTCACCGGCTGTCACTGAATTACCGGAGAAGCCTTTTGAAATATGGGCTATGGGTGCTGGTTTTTTCGCTTGCCGGACATCTTCATGGCTCGGTTTTAATCCTGGCTTCAGAGGGTTTGGTGGTGAATCAGGATACATTCAGGAGAAATATAGAAAAGCTGGCAGAAAAGTTTATTGTCATCCGAAAATGGTTTGGATGCACTTATTTCATTGTGAAGGTTCAAAGATTCCCTATCCTTTAAAATTACAGGATAGAATAAATAATTATGTTCTAGGTTTTGAAGAGTTAGGGCTTGATACAAAACCTATATATGAACACTTTAAAGTCCCGACCCCAACGGTAAAAAAATGAATGTATATATTGATCTTGGAACATACAGAGGATTATACATTAGACGGTTTAGAAAAAGCAGTTATTATACCTCTGGATGTAAAATATATGCTTTTGAATGCAACCCTCACGTTACAACCGATTATGGGGTAGACATTACCACGATTCGCAAGGCCGCATGGATATTTGATGGTGAATTAAAATTTTTTGTATCCAAGAAATCACCTCATGCTGTACAAGGCTCCTCAGTTTATAAAGAAAAGCGTACCGGAAACTTAGATAAAGAACACCCTGTAAAAGTCAAATGTATTGATTTCTCTAAATGGTTAAAAGATAATTTTCAATCCGATGATAATATTATTCTAAAATGCAATATAGAAGGTGCTGAATATGATATCTTAGAAAAGTGTATTGCTGATGGAACTATAGGATATATAAAAGAAACGTGGATACAATGGCACTGGAAAAGATGCGGAATACCGGTAGAAAGACACAGGGCACTTGTATCAAAATTAAATGAATATTCCATTAAACAGCATCGGGGATACGGGGATCTAAAATGAGTATCGGAATATTAGTACCTCACGGGAAATACTTTGCTGCTGATCATCTGTGTCGTGCATTATCCGCTACTATGTACGGGATGAAGGATAAAGAATTAACGACAGACCATTTAATAATTATAGGAATGCGGGCTTTAGAGAAATATTCTAAATTAAAGGATAAAAGTTTTAAAAGTGTTGCAGTAATATTTTCAGATACTAATTTTTGTAAACACAATAAATGGTGTAATGATTATGTTGAAAAAAACGATATATCAGTTTATGCAATGCCTGATTTACATGATTATTTGAGAGTACCTTATATACCAGTATATCAGACAATAACATTACCTGATATTCAGATTGATAAACCAAACGACAGGATCGTTATTTGTCATTCTCCGGGCAAAAAAGGATATTTTAACATAAAGGGAACCGAACAAATTGATTATGTTATCAAAAAATTAGGGAAAAAATATCCTATTGAATATAAAGTATTAAAAAATGAATCATGGGGAGATTGTATAAAAGAAAAAAGCAGGGCACATATTTTTATCGATCAATTAGTTAAAGATAATCCCTATATAGATCAAATAAGATTTGGTGGAAAAATTATCTATAAAGGAGCATTGGGAAAGTCTGGAATAGAGGCTATGATGTTAAAATGTTGTACGGTTACAACTATGGATAAGCCTATAACAGAGCCGTATTTTCCTTTTCCCCCGGTTATATTGACGAATTATCTTGAATTTAAATATGATATTGAAAGAATAATAACTGATGGAGAGCATAAGAGAACCCATATAGAACAGCAAAAAGAATGGGTAGATAAATATTGTTCCCCTGAATTTGTATCTTTACACGTAACGAGGCATATAGAATGAAACAAGAAAATACTTGGGAAAGATATTTCGATCCGAAACACCCTAAACATGTATATCAAGTAGCGAGGCATGGGTGGTTTATGGATAGGGTAGTAGGTGGAAGGCTGTTGGACGTTGGATGTTCTGGGGGACTTGCGCTATTTCTTGCTGGAAAAAAGGATTTTATAACGGAGCTTCATGGTGTTGATATTAATAAAAATACAATTGAACTTGCGCGTAAAAGATTAGAACGCTATAAAGATAAAATTGTTTGTTTGCATATTGGCAGAGCAGAAATTTTACCGGAAGAAACCGATTACTTTGATTGTGTAATGTGCGGGGAAACGCTTGAACATGTCTCTGATGATATACTTGCGGCAAAAGAGTTGGCTAGAGTTATTAAGCCGGGAGGCACATTGTTAATATCTGTACCCAAAGAAGGCCATTTATCAAAAAAACATGTTCGACTTTATACGAAAAGGAGTCTTTATAATCTAATAGTTAATGCTGGTTTTGATTTAATTGAGCAATCAGAAATGAAAGCAAGTAGGAGAGGATATTATTTATTGCTGAAAGCTGAAAAGGTATGATTGATATTAAAGAAACTAAAAAACATATAAAAATTAAATCAGATTATTATTGTGCTATTCTATCAAAGTATAATGGTGGTACAATGTGTAAACTGTTATTTAGAGGGAAAAATACAGGTTTGTATAGAGATGGTTGTGAATATTGGACTGAAGAAGAACATTATGAGCAAGAGTATGGGAAAATATTAAATATTGCAAGCGAAAAGCATTCTGATAGATTTAAAATAGAAATTAATGCACAAGTTGTATGCCCTCGCGATAAAATTGTCGGTGGGAATTGTATAACTAAATATTTTTTTGAAAACAAACCATGCATAAAAACAAATAGTTTAATATATCCATTATTTGAAAATGTGGTTTCTATTGATAAATATGTATGTTTTAAAAACAATAATTATAAATATTTTTCAGCAAATAATGATGTAAATAATATTAAAAAATTATTGGATTCTAAAGGAAGAATGAAAAAATATTATAATAATATAAATAAAATAAAATTAAATGGTAATGGTAGAAATATTATTATCAAAACTGATAAGTTATCAACAAAAATGCGTATATATAAGACAAAAAATATGTTAGAAATAAAGCCGGAATGGAATAATAATATTAAGAATGCAATGCACATGGAATATATAGGATGAACGGATTAATTACAGTCGCCTTCGGTGCAAAATTTGAACGCATGGCAGCGCGTACGTGCTGGTACAGTAGGAAATTTACTGATTTACCGATCACAGTATTAACGAATATACCTGAAGAAGCAAGAAATCCGAAATGGAAAGAGGTTAAAGATATAAACTTTGTATATATAAATAGTAAACAATCAAGAAATAGGCATTATAAGACCACAATGATAAATTATTCACCTTATGATAAAACTATTTATATAGATGCTGATTCAATAATTCAAAAAAAAGGTATAGAAAAAGTTTTTGATAGGCTGAATGGAAATGATATAATGCTCAATGTATACGGCAAGTGGCTTGATAGAGTACCATTATCATATTACAGAAGAGCTATGACTTTAATAGGCGTTAAGACTCCGATAACAATATTTTATGGTGCTTTTATAGGATTCTCAAAAACTGAAATGGCAAAAAGATTCTTTAAAGCGTGGAATATTAATTGGAAAAAATCAACTATAAAAAGAGAAATGCCAGCCCTTGCATGTACGGTTAAGAAAATGCCGAGATTAAAACTGGTAAGAACAAATAATAAAGATTTAATATTTACATGGATATTAAGAGATAATTTTATAATACAACATGAATACGGTGCAAAATTTTGGAGAAAATTTTTTCCTAAAGGTTAGAAATGCAATTTAGTTTTAAAGTAGGGAATAGTGTTCCCTTAGATCATCCCGCTTTCGATAGTAAGTGGCAACATTTACAACTAATTGATATACGGCCTAATGGTTACTACAATTTATGTTATTCCTCAAAAGTATTTAATCTGATTATCGAAACACCGCAAGATTTCTGGATGCTTCGAGGTTCTATTGATTGGAAATCTACAAAGGCGAGTGTTTATAATTTAAAAAAATATTTTACACCTATAGATCGAACTGGTAAGCTTCCGTGGGAAACATTTACTCTTTCTGCCAAAGAAATAGCGCCAAGAAAACGTGATTGGTATCTGGATTGGGAAAGATTTAAAGTCGCTGCGAATATAGACAAAAACACAGAAGAACTTGCCCTTGATCCTCATAAATACTGTGAAATGCTTCATTATGATGGAAATGTGTTTCAACTTCTTAATAATTATTATGACAATCCAACATTAAGCAATATCCTGAATCAACCGTGGTCTTCCGGGACAAAAACAATAGGTGCGGCGGGTGATGCTACAGACATATCCGATGCACAATCAAAAACAGCAGACCCGTTGACTGGTGCAATGACATGGGAGCATTTGAATGAAGAAACAACTATAGCGGCTAGAGTAACATGGAATCAGGACTTGGCTGGTTTCTTGTTAAAGATACATGCACAATCAGGGGCAGAACACAATGGTGCCGCATATGGCAATGGCGCTAGAATTAATATGGGCACGTTCGATGATATTGTGTTTAGCGAGGCTGGCGCTGGTGAAATGGATAATCTTGAAGTGTCAACATTGGCATGGGATATTTCAGGGGCAGGGAATGTTGGATTTTATTTAAGCAATGGTGCAGATGCGGGATTGTGGCTTGCTAATCGTTGTTTGTTTAAAGGAGATGCGGATTCTAAAACTGCTATAGTTCATTCTTCAAATTGTGACAACATACAGATACGAAATAATACGATGTATGATGCTGGGGATGGGGCTGATGATGGTGGAATAAGTTTTGATGATTCTAATTTTGCAGCGGTAGTTTCAATTTATGATAATACGATTATTAATTGTTATCATGGAATTATACAAAATTCAGCAGCGGGTGGCGGGACAATAACGATTAGAAACAATCTTTTGCAGGATAGTGGGGCTGGAGGATCGTTTCGGGATGATGGTGGTGGATTTGGAGCAACTTCTCATAATATTTCAGAAGATGCAAACAGTCCCGATGGCGCACCTTATATAAATTTAAATTGTCATGATGGAAATAGTTGTTTTCAGAACTATGGAGCTGATGATTTTAGGCTTCTTGCAACAGGTGATGAGATTGGATTAATTGATGATGCTGATGATTTAAATGCGATTTTCACAGATGACATAAATCATGCAGCAGGATGGAGGCCAGCACCAGGTACTTGGCATATTGGTTCTTCGCAATTACCATTAGCGACTACTACGTCAACAACTGAAGTTCCAACGACATCAAGTACCACAACCGAGGTTCCAACGACATCAAGTACCACAACCGAGGTTCCAACGACATCAAGTACCACAACCGAGGTTCCAACGACATCAAGTACCACAACCGAGGTTCCAACGACAN